ATCGCCTCACATTGCCTACGACTCTGCACCGGAACACTCGACCACTGATCCAGGCACATAGGCCTGGGCCAGTCCCGACACCAGCCCCACTTGCCAGTGTCGAGCTCGATCGGGTGCCCGCTGCAGAATTCCACCTCATCCATCGTGAGGGCCACTGTCGACTCCCCGGCCTCCATGCCGTAGGAGTTCGGTCGGGTCCGCAACGCTGCATGAAGCGCGACAACGTGCCCCCGGCGGCCCACCACGATTCCATCATCCCCAGTCTGGATGAAATCGAATGCGTCGCCGAGGCCGAGCTCCGAAGCGATACTCCCAAGTACAATTAGCCCCACGATAGTGTTGCCGAGCAGCGTATTAACGTCTCCGCTCATACGCCCGCCCCGCTTCACATATCGCAGGCCTAACTGTGACCGCCCCCTGTTGACTCGCTGCTGGCGCAAGAGCCACTTGAAATAGCGGCTCCCAGGACACAGCCGCTCATACACGTTGGCCTCCGCCGCCAGATGCTCAATAGCCACATGAGCATCAAAGCGGTGGAAGTCAACGCACAAAGCGGCAGCGTCTGGGTACTTGCTCCAACAGCTGTCGATCAGTCCGGCCCACTTATGCGACGGCAGACCGCAACCGGTATGATACGGCCCGAGGGCGCTTGTCAACGCCCCCATCACCGCATCAGTAACGGGGTGAAGGAACTGGGCGAGCTCGATGTTGTAACGCGGACCCCTAAACTGGATGGGGCGCGGCTCCTTGACTGTCTCGCCGATGCGGACTAAGTACTTCTCCCGCTTGATCATGAGCTTCACTCGCGCATCGCCCTGACCAAGTGGGTTTCGGTACAAGTCCGCAAGGGCCCGCTCGTAAACGCGCGGGCCCCCCGACTTTCCCAGTCTAGTAGCCGCAACCCTCCGAGAGGTTCGCGTCACAACACCTGAACGCCTCAGGACCCATTCCACCAAACGGTCCGAAGTCGCCATCATGCGCCGGGCCTCTGCGACACCTACAGGGGGCGTCGCCACCAGCACTCGCGCCATAACCGCGGAGGTCTCGGCATACTCATCGATGAGCTGGGTCGAGACTCTCATGGGCTCCGCGGCGATGGCGGCATGGTCCCGCGAGAAGAGCGTCCACACATACCCGGGCTTTATGGTTGATCCCGTGGCAGCTCGAGCAGGCGCTCGGCCTCTCTCACGTTCTGCTGGAAGGTCCCGAACGGACGCCCAAATTCGTCGTCCGGGATCCACCGGCAGCCCGCCCAGAGGCCGGGCCAATCCTGCCGCTGCAGCCACGCGTTCTCCCAAGCCGCCCAACCAACGCCGTACCGTGGACACCCAGGATGTCCAGGTCCCAGAGGGACTGGCATCCCTTCCATCCACAACCGGAGTTGGTCGAGTAGCCCAAGCCGGGATGGGTGGAGGAGGGCCTCCGCAGCCAGGTGGAGCGCGTAAGCCACCACCAGCCAACAGCCGATTGCCGTGGCCGATAGGCACGCGTCCCAAATCCACCCGCGGAGACATTCCCAGGACCACGCCCACACGCCGCGCCTCGGTGGAACCTCCTGAAAATGGGACCCAGCCCCCATGTGCCCACTCCGATTGTCAGGCGCGACTGGTCGACCGACCAATCCGCGCCAGACATCGGAAAGACCCACGGGTCCTCGAGTCAACCACCCCCAGAAGCTTCGCACCCCACCATATAGGTGCCAGGCGTGCCGGTGCGCGCGACCCAACGCTCCCCAACCGGTCCTTTCCGCCATAGCCGCCTCCGTCTGTGTGTCCCACCAGAGTTCGTGGACCATCTCAGCGACCTCGTCAACGAGATCAAGCGCGAACTCGGGATCACGCCGGCGGATGGCATTACGAGCCACCCTCACGACGTATTCCCAGTTAGCCTCGTGAAACTCGCAACTGCGAGTCACTCGAGGCAACCACATGAGTGCGCATTTGATCTCGTTGCGAATCTCGCTGAGGTGGTCACGTCCTCCGGTGGAGGCCTCAGACGGAGTACCCTGACTGTGCACGCTGGCGTCCCGCACCGGGTCGATCCTCTCGGGCTGTCGTGGCCCGATCCCGACTGGCTCCTGTTCAGGAGGGACGTCGCCTCCAGCGTGTCTCACTTCTCCCGCGTCCACCCTCACGGCTGCTATGCCATAGGGCGGCACCCCCGCCGTCGCCAGAAGCCGGAGTCTCGCAAGCTCGCGCTCGAGTTCCCCCATAAAGAAAACTCGCTCGCCAACTTGCATGTCTCGACGGTTCGGGCTCGCCGGGGGGCGACGAACCAGGCCGCGGCGCGGGAGCCCGCGGCCCTGCCCGCTCCCCGTCGCCATAACAGGGAGCGGTGGACGACTAGGACCTTGCCCGCTCCGGCTCGGTCCTTGCCCTCTTGGGCCACTTCGGGCCCTTCCCGGGGAGAGGGCATTCGCGCCACCCCGTATGTTCGTTAGAACAGAGTGGATCGGACGGGATCTAGGGTAAACACCTCCCCCGCCG